TGGGGCAGCGGATGCCGGTGTTGCAGTTCGATCACGGCAGCCATCCGCTGATCGGGTCGATCCCGCTTGGCCGCATCACCTCGATCGTGGAGGATTCGCACGGTCTACGCGTGAAGGCTCGTCTTTCGGATAACTGGCTGGTTGAACCGGTCAGGGATGCGATTCGTGACGGTGCGATCTCTGGCATGTCGTTTCGGTTCCGTGTGGTCGACGACAACTGGACTCGGAGCAAGAGTGGAGTCGCTGAACGCACCATCCGTGAAGTCGAGTTGTACGAGGTTGGGCCGGTCGTGTTCCCGGCCTACGAGCAGACCACGGTTGGTGTGCGTTCCAAGCAGGCTTTGAGTTTGCTGCAAGACCCCGAGATTCGTGGTGAAATTGCACGCATGTTGATCTCAGGCACCGACGTCGAGCAGACGTCGCCCGCCTTTACCGATGGCCCGGCAGACAGCCACCCGTCGGAACCCGACACCCCGGTCGAGCGCCACGTGTCGATCCCGAACCTTTCTCAGCGACGAGCCCGTCTCGTCCTGGCCGGAATCACCAAGGAGTGAACCGAAATGAACTTGTCCGAAATGCGTGCTCGCATCGTCGAGCTGTCCGAAATGATCGAGATCAGCGTCGACGAAACCGCTGAACTGGACGCCCTGTTGGAGCGTTTCGAAGCCGAAACTCAGGCTGCGGAGATCCGTGCTGCCCGCGCCGCCCGTGTCGAAGCTGCCAAGGCCAAGGTGACGGAGCGTGCCGCCGGCTACGACGTCCAGGTGATGCGTCAGGTCAACACCGACCTGGATGTGCGTTCCGCCTCCCAGATGGAGATTCGTGACGCCGCTCTGAAGATGCTGGACCGTGACGGCCGTGACCTGAACACCCGTCAGGGTGACCACGTCGAGAAGCTGCTGCGCACCAAGAACGGCAACACCGACGGCGGCGTCATCGCGAAGCGCATGCTGCTGACCGAGAACGACAACTACCGGTCGGCTTTCGCGAAGGCTGTCACGTCGGCGCAGCCCGCCTGGACCGCCGAGGAGGCTCGTGCGATTTCCGAGTTCCGTGCGATGTCGGGTGGAACCGACACCGCCGGCGGCTTCGGTGTCCCGGTGCTGATCGACCCCAGCATCATCCTCACCTCGGGTGCGGTTGCCGCTCCGGTGCTCGAGCTGGCCCGCATCGTCACCATCACCACCGACGAATGGAAGGGCGTGAGCTCGGCCGGTGTGTCGTGGAGCTACGACGGCGAAGGCACCGAAACCTCGGACGACAGCCCGACGTTGGCGCAGCCGACCGTCCCCGTCTACACGGCAAGGGGTTTCATCCCGTACAGCATCGAGATCGGCGAGGACTATCCGTCGTTCGCTGCCGAGATGCGCCGCCTGCTCGATGAGGGCTACATCGACTTGGTTGCCCAGCAGACGATCACGGGCTCGGCCCCGACCGGCATCTTCACCGCTCTCGACGCCAACACCAACGTCGAGGTGGTGGTCGGCACCGACGGCCAGTTCACCGCACCCGACCTGCTGAAGGTGTGGAAGAGCCTGCCGGAGCGTTACCGTGGCAACGCCACATGGATCATGTCGACCGACGTCGAGAACGAGATCCGCACGTTCAGCGCGAACGACACGGGTGCCTACTACACGGTGAACCTCACCCAGGGTGGCATCGGGAACCTGTTCGGTCGTCCCGTGCGGACCACGGACTACGCACCCGAGTTCACCGGTACCACCGGGGCCGCCAACATTCTGGTCGTTGGTGACTTTTCGAACTTCCTGGTGGCGCAGCGGGCCGGTATGAGCATCGAGCTCATCCCGCATCTGTTCGGCACCACCGCAGGCCGGCCCACCGGCCAGCGCGGCTGGTTCGCCTACGCCCGCCACGGCTTTGATTCAGTGAATGATTTGGGTTTCCGCATTTTGCAGAATACGTGATCTGACCTCAAGTCAAACAACCGCCCCACCGGCTGATGGGCAGCAGTCGGTGGGGCACCTGCCCTTCTGCCCGTGAAAGGAACTGCCCGATGCGTTTAGCGCTCCCGAAGTCGGATGGGTTTGTGACCCATCCTGCGACCGGCATGCGAGTCATGTTGCGTCGCAACGACGAATGGCCTGCCGACGATCCGTTGGTGGTCGCCAGGCCGGACTTGTTCCGCATCCTCGATGTCGTCGAGCAAGCATCCGCCGAACCGGGTGCGCGTAGGCAGGTGCGTCGTGGCTGACAAGGTTTCGATGGCTTGGGTTCACGGCAACGAGGTCACACACTCCTGGCATGCGTCAGTGGTGGCCCTCTTGTCACACGATGTTGCGCACCATCAGCGTGTGTTGGGTGCGCAGTGGTTCGCCACCCGTTACGGCACTGGCGGCATCGTCCAGGCGCGCAACGACACCGCGAAGCAGTTCCTCGAGCATGGCGGCGACTGGCTGTTCTGGATTGACACCGACATGGGTTTCGCACCCGACACTGTCGATCGTTTAGTCGAGGCTGGTGACCCTGAGAAGCGTCCGGTGGTTGGCGGTTTGTGTTTCATGAACCGTGAGATTTCGACCGACGGGATGGGTGGCTACATCATTCAGCCGAACCCGACGATCTTTCAGTGGTGGAAAGACGAGGTCGGTGGCGGGTTCAAAGCCGATCCGAACTATCCACGGAACCAGTTGATCCAGGTCGCTGGCACTGGTTCGGCTTGTTTGGTGATTCATCGCAGCGTGTTCGAGAAGATTCACGCCAAGTTCGGGGCCGCTTGGTACAGCCCAGTGCAGTCCACGATCGACGGCACATGGCTGTCTGAGGATTTGTCGTTCTGTATGCGGTGCGCTGCGTTGGAGATTCCAGTGCATGTGCACACCGGGGTGCAGACAACGCATTTCAAGTGGATGTGGCTGGACGAACGGTTCGTGGATCGTCTCGCCAGGCTTGAGGTGCCGACGTGAAGTTGGGTGTGATCGTCCCTTCTCGAGGTCGTCCGCAGGCGATGGTCGAACTGGTTGAGGCGTTCGACGCTACGTGTCGTGCTGATACCCGTCTGATTTGCCGTGTGGACGACGATGACGACTTGGACGCATATCGGGCCGCAGTGCCTGGTTCGCTGTTCGTAGGGCCCCGTGTAGGGCTTGGTGCGTCAATCAACGAGATGGCGTCCACCTGGGTCGACAAGGTGGACTGTCTCGGGTTCATGGGCGACGACCATCGGCCTCGCACCGTCGGCTGGGATGAACGGATTCTGTCGGTCATCGAGAAGGAACCGTTGGGTGTGGTTTACGGCGACGATCTTCTCCAGGGCCGCAACCTTGCGTCGCAGGTGTTCATGGGTTCGGAGCTGGTGCGCAGGTTGGGTTGGTTCAACCCGCCAGGCATGCGACACATGTACATCGACAACTTCTGGATGACATTGGGCACCAACCTCGGCACGTTGCAGTTCCTTGAGGATGTTGTGATCGAACACATGCATCCGATCGCCGGCAAAGCGCAGTGGGATCAGGGGTATCGCGAAGTGAACGCTCAAGAGCGTTACGACGCAGATCGTGCAGCGTTCGACGCCTACCTGCGCAACGATCTACTGGGCGATCTGATGCGGGTGACACGGCGATGAAGATCCTCATCACCGGCCATGAAGGGTTTGTGGGGCGTGAGTTCTGTCGTCAACTTGACGGTCATGACATCGTCGGAATCGACCTGAAGTCCGGTCACGATTGTCGTGACTTCTTCCGTATCGACGACACCAAGTTCGATCTCGTCGTGCATCTGGCCGCTGTTGTTGGTGGCCGCATGAAGATCGACGGGGCACCGTTGGAAGTGGCGACCGATCTGGCGATCGACTCAGACATGTTTCAGTGGGCGATGCGCACCCGACCCGATCGACTCATCTACTACTCGAGCAGCGCCGCATATCCAGTCGATATCCAGACCCGTGACTTTCATCGGCCGCAGTGGGAAGAAGATATCGACCTGGATATGGTCAGCAACCCAGATCAGACCTACGGCTGGGCGAAGCTGACTGGCGAAATCTTGGCGAAATACGCGCAAGCCGACGGGCTCAAAGTGCACATCTTCCGCCCGTTCTCCGGTTACGGCACCGACCAAGACCTCGACTACCCGTTCCCGTCGTTCATCGATCGTGCGCTGCGCAAGGCTGATCCGTTCCATATTTGGGGTGACGGCACCCAGCAACGGGACTTCATCCATATGCGTGACGTCGTAGGCGCGTCACTGGAGGCTGTCCGCCACGACATCCAAGGCCCTACGAATCTTGGTTGGGGGCGCGCAACATCGTTCAACGAACTGGCCGACATGGTGTGTGCTGCTGCCGGCTACAGCCCGCAGATCGAGCATCTGCCAGCGAAACCTGTTGGCTGTTGGTTTCGGGTGTCGAACTCGTCGAAGATGCATGACTTCTACAAGCCTCGGATCAGTCTCGAGGAAGGCATCGAGATGGCGTTGCGAGGTGAGGTGTGATCGAACACCGGTTGTTTCCTGAAGGCACTGTGCCTGAATGGACGAAACCGGAATGGCATGCACTGCGTGAACGGGCACCACATGTCGATCAGGCCGGTCACCGTCCACGGTTGCAGGCTGCAGCGCAGATGGTGCATCTGGTGTGGCTGCCAGGAATGACTGTCGTGGATCTAGGTGCCGGTGACGGCGGTCTGCTGTCGTTGCTGGACCGTGTCCCTGGTCATGCGAAGTGGGGTTATGACTTGACGGATGCGAACGTGGCCGGCGCTGCACAGCGAGGTGTCGATGTGCGCCTTGGTGATTGTGTCGATGGCGACATCGAATGGGGTGACATTGCTGTCGCTACCGAGATGCTCGAGCATTTGGTCGATCCGCATGCGTTTGTGCGGAAGATTGCTGATCATTCACGGTTTCTGATCGCCTCGTCACCGTGGACTGAAACCGCTGCCGCTCACTATGAGTTCCATACTTGGGCGTGGGATATCGAGGGTTATGCCCGACTGTGTGAGGACAACGGCTGGAGTATTCTTGGGCATGTCAGCGTGAGCTGGTTCCAAGTGCTGCTGGCTGAGAGGGTTTGATGTCGCAACTGGTGACGACCGAAGAACTGAAAGCCATTCTCGGCATCCCCAACGGCGACCTGGTCGACGATCCTCGCCTATCGATGGCGTGTGACGCTGCGACGCAGATGATTCAGGCCGAATGCAGCCGCCAGTTCTTCGCCGACACGACCGCTACGGCTCGGGTGTTTGTTCGTGAGAATCCGTGGGTGTGCGAGGTCGACGACATCAGTACCGTTTCGGGACTGATTGTGAAGACCGATGAAGACGACGACGGCGTGTTCGAAACCACGTGGGCTTCGACCGACTACCAGTTGGAACCCTTGAATGGGCGTCTGTCAGGTCAGTCGTGGCCGTACACCGCTATTCGTGCGATCGAATCCCGCTACTTCCCTGCCAAGGGTGGGCAGGCGTTGGTGCAGGTGACGGCCAGGTGGGGTTGGCCGGAGATTCCGAAACCTGTTTCACAGGCCGCACAGATTCAAGCGGTGTCGATCTTCAAATCAGCGGATGCACCTCTCGGTATCGCAGGTTTCGGTGATATCGGCATCATGCGGTTGCGGCAGGCGATGCATCCCGTCGCGATCGCATTGCTGCATCAATATCGGCGTGATCCTGTCATGGTGGCCTGATGGCCGCCACAGTCGTCCAGGTGCTCGACGGGCTCGTTACGAGGCTGCGCACGATCGATGGTTTGCGTGCTTATGACCGGCCGGCCGATATTTCTGCTGCGCCAGCTGCGTTCACGTTGCTCGAGGCAGTCGACTTTCAGAACGCTTTCGCACTCGGTGACCCTCGCATGGAGATCACTGTGACGGTGATCGTTGCCCGCACTTCGGACCGTGCCGCATATGAACGCATGTCGGAATATGTTGCGCCGACGGGCTCCAGGTCAGTGCGTGCAGCTATTGAAGCAGATCGCAGCCTGGGTGGAGTGTGTCAAACTCTCATTGTGCAGCGAGCAGATAACATCCGGTCGGTGTCGCAAGGTGACGCCGAATATCTTGCCGTCGACTTCGGTTTGACGGTACATGCGTGAGGTGACTGTGGCCGCGTATCAGGTTGCTTCAAACAAGGTCGCAGGGTTGTCGTTCGGTGATGTCGTGTCGGATGATGATCTGCTCGGGGTGAATGTGGCGGCTCTCATCGAGGGTGGTCATCTTGTGCCGAAAGCGCTGCGAAAGCCTGCCCGAATCCAGGCCGACGAGGCCGCATCAGCCAAGGCCGATGAGGCCGAATCTCCTGAGGAGGATTGATCCCGCATGGCAAAGTTCGTGCTTACCAACCCAGTCATCACGGTGAACTCCGTGGACCTGTCGGACCACATCGCGAGCGTGTCGCTTAACTCGACGCGCGCCGAGGTGCCGACCACCGCTTTCGGTGACACCGCTGTGACGCGCATCGCTGGCCTCGGCGACAACTCGATCACGTTGTCGTTCCATGAGGACTTCGCGTCGAGCGAGGTGCACCAGACGGTGTATCCGCTGATCGGTGGCACGACGTCGATCACGGTGAAGCCGGTGAACACCACCACGTCGACCGACAACCCCGTGTTTTCGATGACGGTGCTCGTCACCGAGTGGCCGATCCTGAACGGCGCTGTCGGCGATCTCGCGACCGCTGACGTCACGTGGCCGGTGTCGGGCACGATCTCAAAGACCAACGCCTGATCTGAAAGGCCCAGCTGCCCATGGCTACTCTCACTGTTTCAGTCAAACTTGAAGATCAAGCGGCGACACAAATCCCTGTCAAGCCTCGCACCGTATTGGCGTTCGAACGTCATTTCGGTGTCGGTTGGACGAAAGCGTTCAACGACGACAACTCGAAGATGGAATACGTCTACTGGTTGGCGTGGGAAGCGATGCGTTCCGATGGGAATGTGGTGAAACCGTTCGACGCGTGGATTGAAACTGTGGAAGAAGTGAAGTTGGTCCCAAAAGGCGACGCCCAGGACGGATGAGCCGAACGATCGCCGCTGTGTCGATAGCGACAGGCATAGCGCCGAACGATCTGCTGGACTGCGATCCTGAAGTGTTCGCAGAGATGCTCGACATTCTCGAGAAGCAGAACGGAGGACGGTGACATGGCTGAAGGTGCACAGCAGGTCACCGGTGTTCGCGAGGTTCAACGGATTCTGAAGCAGTTAGATCGCAAGGTGCAGCGGCAGACGCAGGCGATGATGCGTCAGGCTGCTTCGCCGATGGTTGCGCAGGCCCGCAGTTTGTTGCCGAGTTCGGCGCCGTTATCCGGATGGGCTCATAACGGTCGTGTCGGTTGGCAGCAATCGCAGGTTTCGTCTGGTGTGAAAGCTGCGAGTGGTGGTCGTGCTATCCGTCAGAATCAGACGTGGCCGCTGTTGACGTTGACACAAAGCAACGCTGCCGGAATGATCTACGACTGGGCGGGCCGCTCGAACTATGCCGGCCGTACGGCACGCAGCAGGGCCTACAACCGTCGCCCGAACGGCCATGCCGTTAATGGGCAAGGTTTCGCGATGATTGCGAATCTGCCCAAGTTGGGTGGGATCAAAGGTTCGAAGTATTCGCGTGTGTTGTTTCCGGCGTTTGTCGCTACCCGTGGTGAGGTGGTGGGCGCTGTGTTGGATGCGTTGGATCAGGTGGCCCGCCAGGTGAACGTTGAGATTGAGAGGGTGTGACGATGGCTCGAGGTGGCGTTCGTATCCCGATCCTGGCCGAGTTTGATCCGGCCGGTATCAAGAAAGCCGAACAGTCGCTCGGCGACATCGCGAAAACTGCGGCGGCGGCGTTCGCCACAACGAAGATTGTTGAGTTCGGGCGTGAAGCGATCAACGCTGCGGCCGACATGGGCGAAACGATTTCGAAGGCTGGTGTGCTGTTCGGTGATGCTGTCGGCCAGGTTGAGGCGTTCGCCGAAGGTGCTGCTGCGTCGCTCGGCCAGTCGAAGCAGGAGGCGTTGGATGCTGCCGCCACGTTCGCGACGTTCGGCAAAGCTGCGGGTCTCACCGGGAACGAACTGGCGAACTTCTCGACCGAACTGACGGCGCTGGCATCCGATATCGGATCGTTCCAGAACGCTGACCCATCCGAGGTTGTTCAGGCGTTGGGTGCTGCGTTGCGTGGTGAGGCTGAACCGATGCGACGGTTCGGTGTGCTGCTCGACGATGCAACGATGCGTCAGAAGGCTCTTGAGCTGGGCATCATCGACACCGTCAAAAACGCTTTGACACCCCAGCAGAAGATTCTCGCCGCCCAGGCGTTGATCTTTGAACAGACCGGCGACGCACAAGGCGACTTTGCTCGCACGTCGGATTCGTTGGCGAATCAACAGCGCATCTTGGCTGCGGAGATGAAGAACGTCCAGGCCGAGTTGGGGCAGGCGCTGCTGCCAGTCATGAAGCAGTTGGCTGGCATCGCTTTGGATGTGCTCGGGGCATTCCAGTCGCTGCCGGAACCGATGCAGAAACTTGCGGGTGTGACGGCGATCGCTGGTGGGGCGTTTCTGTCGGCGTCGAAGACGTTGCAGGGTTTGGGTATGGCGGCCGGCAAAGCAAACAAGGCGTTGGGTGCGATCGGTTTGCTGATCGGTGGCGCTGTCGCCGTCTACGGGCTTTACAACTCGGCGAAGAAGCAATCGGAACAGATCACGAATGATTTGGCTGATGCGTTGCAAGCTGAGGCTGACGGACATGCAAACGCTGTCCGTGAAACGTTGGCTTCGACGTTGTCTGCCGAGAAGTATCAGAAGATCATCGAGGCGACTGGTGTTTCGGCTACCGAGTTGGCGAATGCGATCACCGGGCAGTCTGCGCCGGCGATCGATGATCTACGGCAACGGTTCGAAGCCATCAACGATCCGCTCGTATCAACATCGATTGTGACAGCGCGTCTGCGTGAAGAGTTCGGCGACCAGTTCGTCCAAGTACGCAATCTTTTGCTCGAGGTCGACAAACTTTCCGCCTCCTATGACGCTGCTGCCGAACAGGTCAACATCAACAAGCGGGTTACTGAGGAACTGACGGCTGTGGATGCCGATTTGCAGAAGCAGATCGAGGCGTCGACGCAGGAAGCGTTCATGTTCGGCGACGGGATCGAAGCCGTGACTGTTGCAATGGATGAACAAGCCAAGGCAACTGCTGAGGCCACCGCAGCACTGTCCGAGTTGATGACCCAGACGATCGCCATGTTCAACGAGGAACTGGCCCTGGAGAACCAGATCGCCAAGACCGAAGACACGATCCGTGAATATGCGTTGGGTATTGCCGATGGAACGTTGAAGGGTCGCGATCTTGAGGCTGCGATGCGTGATGTGCGTAGCGAAGCGTTGAAGCAGGCGGATGCTGCGGTGCAGGCCGCCCAGGCGCAAGCCGAGTTGGCTGGTGAAACGTTGAATGCTTCAGCGCAGCAACGAATCATGGTGACCGAACTTGCCAAGATCGCTGACGCGCTTGATCCTTCAGATCCTCTTCGGTCGCAACTGGTTGCTTACATTCGTGAACTCGGAATGATCCCTGAGGTCAGAGAGACGGTGATTCGCACAATCCGTGAGGAGATTGTGCAGCAGTCGATTGTGCAGGCGCAGCAGTTTTCGCCGGCGGCAATCGCCGCAGCGTCACGCACCCCACGGGTGAGTCGCAACATCGGTGGCCCGGTGCCAGGCATCATCAACGCCAGCACACCGATCATGGCTCACGGCGGCGAATACGTCCTCAGCGCTGATGTGGTGGATGCGATCAAACGTGGCGCACCATCTCGAGGACTCGGTCGAGGCGGCGCAGCCGGTGGCGGTGCCGTGATTATCAACGTCGCAGGCTCAGTCGTGAGTGAACGTGATCTGGTGGAGTCGGTGCGGCGCGGGTTATTGCAGTCGCAACGCAATGGCCGCCAGTTGGTGCTGTAATGCTGCCGGCCATCCCTGAGGTCATCATCCGGTTCGGTGGCGGCGCAATCTTCCAAGATTCGCTGGTACTCGGCTCGGCGACACAAGGTTTACTCGGAACGAATCTGCTGGGTGCGTTCACGACGGTCGATGTGCCGTTGGTGCAACAAGTATCGATTCGTCGAGGTCGCAGTGATCTCGATCAAGATTTCGGTGCTGGCACCGCAACCGTTCAGTTCCTCGACACCAACGGCGATTGGAATCCGCAGAACACGTCGGGACCGTATTTCGGTGATCTTGTGCCAGGCCGCCAGTTGCAGATTCGTGCTGTGTCGGGTGGTGTCGGTTACAACCTGTTCGCCGGCTACATCACCAGCTACGACCTGACATATGAGATCGGGTCACCGGTCGCGACGGTCACAGTCGAAGCAGTTGATGCGTTGCGGCTGCTTTCGTTGGCGTCGCTCGACACTGTGTCGGGCACTGCTGCCGGTGATTTGCCAGGGGAACGCATCAACGATCTTCTCGATGAGGTTTCGTGGCCTGTTACGGCACGTGACATCGAGCATGGATCGGTGACGTTGCAAGCAGACCCCGGTGGCGTTCGTAGCGTCCTGGGTGCGATGCGCACCGTTGAAGGATCGGAACTTGGCGGTCTCTTCGTCGATTCGTCAGGTCGTGTCGTATTCAAATCGCGTCAAGGTTTGGCGCAGGCTGCGATTGCGTCGCCGTTGCAGTTCTCGGACCAAGGCACGAATCTGCCTTATTCGTCGCTCGACTTTGCGTTCGATGACGTTGAGATCATCAACGATGTGACGGTCACACGCGAGGGCGGCGCACCGCAAACGGTGACGGATTCAACATCAGTCACCCAATATTTTCGCCGGTCTGAACAGCGCACCGGTTTATTGATGGAAACCGATGATCGAGCGTTGCAGCAAGCCAACATGATCGTCGCGAACCGCAAAGACCCAAAACTGCGTCTGCGTTCGTTGTCGTTCGATGTTGTCGACCAGGCCCGTCTGCTTGCCGCTTTGCAGATTGAGTTTGGTGATGCGATCGAGGTCGTGCGTGAACATACGCCTGGTTCGACGATCACGTTGCTGTCGACGGTGCAGGGAATCAATCATTCGATTACCCCTGATCGTTGGGTGACTTCTCTGTCGACGGCGGAAGCGTTGGCTTATGCTTTCGTTCTAGGTTCTTCACAGTTCGGTGTATTGGGCACCAACGTTCTCTAGGAGCACACATGGCAGGAGCAGGTTTCAGAACCTTCGTGGACGGTGACGTACTCACCGCCGCCCAAGTCAACACCTATCTGATGGAACAGGCCGTCATGGTGTTCGCCACGGCGACCGCTCGAACGACGGCGCTGCCCACACCGTCCGAAGGCATGGTGTCGTACCTGGCTGACACCAACGTGCTCGAGGTGTACACCGGTGCAGCGTGGGTGTCGCTGGACGACCCCAACGCCATCCAGAACAGCATCGTGGACGCCAAAGGCGACCTGATCGTCGCTACCGCCGCAGACACACCAGCACGTCTGGCCGTCGGCACCAACGAGCACCGCTTGGTCGCCGACTCCGCGCAGACCGCCGGGCTGAAGTATGTGGCCGACACCACGAACTATGCGATCGCCGCGAAAGGCGACCTCTTGGTCGGCACCGCCGCCGACACGCTGACCAACGTCGGTGTTGGCACTAACGGCCAGGTGTTGACCGCCGACTCGGCCCAAACGGCAGGTGTCAAGTGGGCGGCGGCTGCTGCTGGCGGCAAGGTGCTCCAAGTTGTCCAAGGGGACACAACCACTCAAACGACAATCAGTTCAGCCTCGTACACCGACACAGGCTTGAGCGCAAGCATCACGCCGTCAGCAGCAACGTCGAAAGTGTTGGTCATCGCACATCAGATGTTTGCTATTGATCGCGGCACAAGCACAAATCGGGCAGGTTTGCAGCTCTTTCGCGGCGCCACGATGATTCTCGACCAGGGTGGCACGGTCGGAGGCACAGCGCTCGGCTTAATTGCCAGCGGTACCACTGCCTTGACCATCTACATGGCAATTCCTTCCGTCTACTTGGATTCGCCAAACACGACTTCATCCACGACGTACAAACTGCAAGCGAGAGTCGAAACTACCGCTAACTCAGCAGCCGTAGTAACTCAGATCAACTCCACGCGAAGCGTCATCACACTGGTCGAGATTGGAGCCTGACCGTGCTGCTCAACACCATCCGCTATCTGCGCCCAAACCCTGATTGCGTCATCGTCGGAGAACCAGCAAACGCCAAAGAGTACGCCGACCAGGTCGAATGGCGTGATGATAGGCCGCAACCGACGTGGCAACAGATCGAAAACGCACGGTCCGCAGCCGAAACCGCTGCAGCCAACGCCGCTGCACAAGCCAACCGGCACCAGGCGTTCATCGCCGAAGCCGACCCGTTGTTCTTCGTATGGCAGCGAGGCGAAGGCACCGAGCAGGCGTGGTTGGACAAATGCGCCGAAATCCGCGCCCGCTACCCCTACACCTCATGACTCGCACAGTCGACAGTGTGATTGCGGTCGCAGCCTGCTTGGCGGCGTTCGCCGTAGGTGTGGTCGGTGTCTCGGTGTACGCGTGGTGGGATGTCAGCCGACGGATGATCTGATGGACCCGTTGATTGAGGCATTGCAGCAGCAGACTGCGTTGAAACCTGGGTTCAGGTGTGGTGTGCAGAAGATTCGTGCAGCAATGTCTGATGAGCAACGCCAGGCGTTCGACCTTGAACTCGACGGCCTGTTCCAGGCACGACAAACGCACACCCGTTACCGGCACAGCGCTGAGTCGTTGGCGCGTGTGTTGTCGGATCATGGGTTTACGATCAGGGGTGCGGTGATTCAAGGTCATCTTGCAGGCAGGTGTGCGTGTGGCCGATGATCTCGTCGAGGCGCTCCAAGCAACGCCGGTAGATCGCCGTGAAGTAATAGGTCGCATTGCTGACCTATTGGAACGCAACGGGATCGATCCGACCGAGTTGGGTGGCCTCAAACGCATCTCGCTGTATCAGTCCCTGACGAAGAACAGTGAGGGTGAGGCTGAGGTTCATGACCTGATCGGTGTGCAGCTGTCGCCGGCGTGGGAAGAAGGCCCGCAGTGGCCTGTCGTGCAACCGGCTGCACCGACGATCATCCGGCCGTCGAAGGCGAGGCCGGTTGCTCGAGATACGACGGTGACGGTGATTTTGCCTGATCCGCAGATCGGGTTCCGCCGCCTTCATGACGGCGAGATGATCGCCACCCACGACGACGAAGCGATCGATGTGGCGTTGCAGATCTGTGCTGATGCGAAACCGGATCAGATCGTCAACCTGGGCGACACACTCGACTTTCCCGAATGGTCGTCGAAGTTTCTGGTCAAACCCGAGTTCGTGTTGACCACTCAGCCGACGATCGACACGGCACATCGGTTTCTTGCCCGTCAACGTGCGATCGCACCGGCAGCGACGATCGTCCTGTTGGGTGGCAACCATGACAAACGGATCGCCGACGCCATCACACGCAACGCAATGGCTGCGCTCAGGTTGCGACGGGCAGAAGCACCCGAAGAATGGCCTGTTCTGTCGATTCCGAACCTGCTGCGCCTCGACGACCTCGACGTCACCTATGTGGGTGCGTACCCCGCAGGTCGTTGGCAGATCGCCGCCGGCAACGGTGTCATCACCCCGCTGTGGGCTGTCCACGGCGAACGTCTCGACGTCGTCAAAGTTGCGAAAACCGAACATCAATCATTCGTCCAAGGTCACATACATCGGATCGCTTACCACTCAGAAACACGGGAACTGAGAGGTGAACCCGAAACTGTCATCGCTTTCTCCCCTGGCTGTCTCTGCAAGATCGACGGCACGGTGCCGTCGACGAAGTCAGGTGAGGATGAGTTGGGTAGGCCGTATCGGCGGTGGGAGAACTGGCAGCAAGGGTTAGCGGTTGTCACCGAAACCTCTGACGGCATGTGGCACGCTGAGTTGGTGACCATTCACGACGGAAAGGCGATATGGCGTGGACGAACCTATGAAGCACAGTGAACGTCACATCATCATCTCAGTCGATTTGGAATCAAACCCCGGCAACATCACGATCGACTGCGGGAACCTGGCCCCGAACATCGTGTATTCGGTGCTCGCCCAGGCGTTAGATGTGCTCGAGGATCATGGCGCTGAGATCGCTGTCGTGCACAACGGTGTCATGGTTGAGACGGAACCCGAAGAAACGATCTGACAAGTAATCTTCGACTATGCGTCCGTACACCGGGTTCGACGGCAACGTGAAGCGTCCGTGGCCGTCGATGAATCGTTTCATCGACTACGCCACATTTCTCACCGAAGGCGGCTTGTGGAACAACGGGTCATATGGTGTCAGGAAGATGCGCGGCAAAGAAGCCGAATCAATTCACGGCACCGGACGCGCTGTCGATCTGTCGTGGCGGAAGACGGCGCTCGGCCGAGGCCGACGTGGTTACGGTGACTGGTGGAAGGCTGCGACGTTCGCCGAGTTTCTGGTGCGTCACGCCGATGATCTACAAATCGAGCTGATTCTGGATTACACACCTCGTCCGTGGGGTCGAGGTTGGCGATGTGATCGCGGCGAATGGCAGAACTATTCACGCAAAACGATCGCTGGCGCACCGTTGGGCGATTGGCTGCATGTGGAGATTTCACCGGCTGCGGCCCGTGATCCCGAGTTCTACGACCGGGCGTTTCGGAAAGTGTTCGGTGTGTGATGGATTGGGGTTGGGTGCCGATCGCTGTCGCTGTGATTGCCGGGCCGATGATGTGGATGCTGCATCGGCTCGACAAGAAAAACGATCAACAGCACGCCGACAACGGCAAAGTGTTGGTGTCGATCAAAGAAGCGGTGCTCGAGAACCGTGACGACATTCGTGAAGTGAAAGCGGACGTGCGATCGTTGAAAGACGATCACCGTCATCTCGCCGGCCAACATCGTGACCTGGCGGACCGACTGCACAAACATTTGGAGGACTGATGGACGACCTACAGGATGTGGTGCGACGCAGTGCTGCGACGTTCATCTTTTCGTCGTTGGGTGTGATCGGTGGTGGGGCGATTGTTGGTGTTGACGCCACGACTTTGGAGTTGGCTGTGTTGACAGGTATCGGTGCCGTGTTGAATCTCGCCTACAGGTGGGCGGAGAAAGAGTTGAAGCGATGACTGTTGCCAAACTTCCTGCCGACCTCCCGCTAGCGGTTGCTGAAGGATCGGATCTGGCGGTGGCGTTGACCGTCACCGAAGGTGGTGTCGCCTACGACTTCACGGGTGCGGCGATCACGACCGTCATTTACGACGACAACGGTGATGTGTCGGCCGAGAACTTCGATACAACCACAGCCAGCAATGTGCTGACGATCTCTCTGTCGAACCTGACGACTGGTGATCTGGGTGCCGGTTCGTTCCGCTATGAGGTGCGGGTCACCAAGAACTCGGTGACGTCACCGTGGGTGGCTGGCAACCTCACCGTGGTTCCTCGAGGGTATGGCGGTTCCAGTTCTGCGTCGGCGACGTTGGCGATTACCACAGCACCAACGGTCAGCCTTGCGATCACCGCCGGTGTCGGGGCGTGGACCAACCTGTGGGAATCGATCATCTTCGAAACCACAGCCGGTGTTGCTGTCGACCACGGTCGGCTTGCCTGGTCCGACAAATATGAAACCCTCGACATCGGGCTGGTCAACGGTGGCAGCGCACTTCACGTCGGTCAGGAGACCCTGTACTACGTCAAGAACGGCAGTGGTTCGACGATCAACAAAGGTCAGGCCGTCAAGTTCGCCGGCACCGAAGGCACCTCACAACATCTGTTGATCGAACCGTTCGTCGCCGACGGAACCGACGACTCACACGTGTTCATGGGGTTGGCGAAAGAGAACATCGACAACGGCGAGTTCGGTTATGTGCTCAACTTCGGCATCCTCGCCGGTCTCAAAACGAACTACAGCGGATGGATCGACGGCAGCCTCCTCTGGGCGTCACCGACCGCAGCGAACGGCACCCACGGTCTGCAAATCACTCGACCGCCGTCACCGAACAACAACGTGCTGGTCGCCGCGGTGATCTCTGCGGCGAACAACGGTGCAGTGTTCGTTCGGCCGACGTTCTCGAACGAACTTGCCGGCACCGAAGGTGTGCTCATCTCCAACCCGCAGGACGGCGACGTGCTGACCTATCAAGCGTCGACGGGGTTGTGGATCAACCAGCAGCCTGCCTAAGGTGGCGTCCTCCAACTGCCCAGGAGGTTCCCAATGGCACACACTGTGCGCTGCACACACTGTGCGATAACGTTTCTTCGGTTCGACGATTATCTGTCGCACGGCTGCGCAACCGCCTCGCTCCCCCCTCGAGGTGACGTCGAACCGCCAACCGCTCTAGCTGAGCGGTTGCGCGCCTCGATCGCTGCACACCCTGCTGGAGGTTCCCCGTGGGACAAATGAAATCACCCGCCCAAGTACGCGCCGTCTGCCAGTCGCTGGTGAACGTGATGAACGAACAGCAACGTGACGTGATCGACCGTGCGTTCCTCGAACTCATCATCCAACGCTGCAACGAAGAGTTAGGACGTAAACGGTGAAACCTGCTACCGCAAAAGCCAAAGGTGCCAAAACGGAGCAGCTTTGGGTTGATTATCTCCGCGACTGCGGTTGGCCGTTCGTTGAACGCCGCCACCTCGCCGGTGTCGCCGACCGTGGCGACATCACCGGCATGCCTGGCGTCACGTGTGAAGTGAAGTCAGGGGCCCGTCTCGACATCGCCGGTTGGATGGGCGAACTCGAGGTCGAGATGCGCAACGACGGCACCGACATCGGCTACACCGTGGTGCGGCCGAAGGGTAAGCCTGCGCCTGGTGACTGGTGGTGTGTGGTGCCGGCCGATGTTCTTGTCCGCCTGTTGAAGGCGGCTGGCTGGTGATGCGTCTCGCAGCCGTGTTGGCTGCGATTCTGCCGATGTGCGCACCGGTCGATCAGGCGAAACCTGTCGAACGATGCCCACAGCACGAACATCTGTTGCACCGCTACAACCCTGGTTGGGATGTGGCTCGCATGTCGCGCATCATGTGGCGTGAATCTCGCTGTCAGCCGCAGGTGCGGTCCAGGACGTCAGACACTGGCGTGTTGCAAATCAACGACATCAACCGGCCATGGCTCACCCAACGGTTGGGGTTCGATGTCACGGTCGAAGCGTTGAAAAACGCCGACATGAACGTGAGATCGTCCGCCGAGTTGTACAAGTTCTGGCGTCGCGCAATCGGCGACGGCTATCAGCCGTGGAAGAAAACCCGCTGAGGTTCTTGACTGACGGCTGCCAGGTGCGGTAAACCGTCCGCCATGACTACTGCCCACATGAAACAACCGTCACTTCGACGACCGCTGCTGATCCTTCTCGCTCTGCTGATCGGTGTCGCCCTGGTGGACGATCCGTCGCTGCACAACCCTCAGCCGGGCCCGAACGCCAAGGTGCTCGAGGTGCAGCCGTGACTGTCGACGAACTACTCGAACAGTTGAACAGCGCCGAGCTGCGTCACCTCACCGAGCGGCAGAACATGCGACGTGCCATCGTGCAGCTGCATGACGCTTTGCAGGAATCGATGTCGACACATGGTCGACCGGCGTGGTTCGACAAGCAGGTCGAAGCAGCATTGACGGCAGCACGGCCGTACATCGACGACACAGCCAGCAAAGTCCGCAAAGGCTGTATCGACAACTGGAACGGCAACCAACTCCTCATCGAAGTGTTCCGTGACGGCACATTCCACATCGCTGAACGCGAAAACAGTTGGGATACGTGGAATGTCGGCCAGTGGGGGTGGCTGTCATGACCGGCCCCGCTATCGCCCACTGGCATCTGTTGGGCCGTGACGACTCCGGTCGACTCGGTATCGAACTCGAAGCATCTGACGGCACCTGCAACCACTGGTGGTTTCGTGACGACGACCAGATGCGCCGCTTCATCATCCACCTCATCTCCGTCTATTTGAACGGCAAGATGCCCGATCCGCAGGAGCGCAACCGTGGCTGACGTGCATCACATGATCGACGTGACTAGCCCTGGCGATCATCGCCGCTACTTCTGTCGCGGCGCAAAGATCGTCAACCCGACAAAGATTGATCGCATTGTGTTCGAGTTGCGCGAACTGGGCGACGACCTCGACACATACAACAATCTGCGAGGCGGCGAGATCGTGCACGAAGCCGCAGATCATCTGCTGTTTCTTCAGCGTGCGATCGCTGCGGCGATCGGCCGCCTGGAGGACGCCGGCCGTGGCTGAGAACAACGTGATTTTGCAACACAACTACTACGAGGAGCGCCGCAGCTTCGGTCGTATCCGTCGGGTTGCCGACGGCACCGGCTTTCTTCATGTCGAGTTGGACGGCATCTTCCGTTCCGCTGTGATCCCTGGCGAAATCTTCCCGGCTGTATCGAACGCTGTGATCGCCTTGCAGCGGCAGATCGCTGAGCTGCAGGCCGAACTCGAGGAGGCTCGCCGTGGCTGACGACATCGTGACCCGACTGCAAGACACCGCATACGAAACCGATCTGTGTTGGGAAGCAGCCGACGAGATCGAAGTGCTACAGACTGCTTTAGCGCTGGCATGCGGACTGTTGAGCACCTACTACGGCATGTCTCAACCTGCCCAGTTGATGCAGCAGTTCATGGAGGAGGCTCGCCGTGGCTGACGACATCGTGACCCGACCCTGCTGCGTCATCCGGCCATGCGGATGCGCTGATGCACGCACGGTCATCGACCACCTACACCGTGAGATCGAACGGCTACGTGCTGGACTACAAGATGCTTGGTCTGCTGCCGACATGCTCGCAACCCAACTCGAAAGAATCTCGTCAGGAAACACGGAGGTGCTGCGTGAATACGACCAGCGGCGAGAGGAGGCCGACCGTGGCTGACATCAAACGCAAAGACGTTCAACGCCTAAGCCACCAACTAGTTGACGCCGTTACACAACTCCGGCAAGACATGGCAAGGCAAGACGCAACCATCCAACGACAAACAGCCGAAATCCACCAACTACGCGCAGCACTTCAGATCGCCGCAGGGAAACTGTCCACCCTGCCGCCGTACACCGACTGGCATCCCGAGGTGATCTACAAGGCGCTACTGGAGGACGGTACGCAGGAGGCCCGCCGTGGCTGACGACATCGTGACCCGACTACGCCAAATCCTTGACCCCGAGATGTCACCCACCGAACAAGCAGTCGTCGTTGAAGCCGCCGACGAGATTGAAAGGTTGCAGGCCCTAACCGTTGCATTGCGCGCCGAGATTCAACGCCTCGAGCAGGTGAACCGTGGCTGACTATCTCGACGACAAGTGCCGTCTCCTGGAGCAGTACGCAAGTGATCTGCGTAAGCGTTTCGAGGCGCAGAAGGAATGGGACGCCCGTCACCCTGATTTCCGCACATGGGACGAAGCCAAATGGGATTTTGTTAACGAAGTTGATCCTCGCCCGTCGACAGCCGATGTGATCAGCGTCGAACGATGGCTGATGGTGATCGAGGTTGCCACTGCTGCATACAAAGAGACACACAATGGCTGACATCAGCGACGGCTACAGCTGGTGGCCGAAATGCCCACTTCCGAACTGTGACCTTCACATCGTCCGACCCGGCGACGCCGACTGCAACCATCCCGGCTGCGACGGCGACGGTTATGGCCAACTTGTTGAACCAGACCTGCCCGAAAACAAATATGACAAAAGACAGGAGAACACCGTGAGCCATCCAATCAAACGCCAGGAACTGTGGGCGGTCCGCATCCACGACCGTGAAACCGACAACGACCCGGTGCTCGCCACACTGATGCGGGCCTGGGAACCGGAAGGACCGTGGCATGACATCGCCACCGGCCACCCCGACAACATGTGGGAAATCTACGAACTGCACTGGCTGCGTCAAGAGATCACCCAGCTGCGTGAACTGTGTGACCGTCACGGCATCAACTGGGCGGAACAACTCGATGACTGAACCGATCACCTGGACTTGCCCCGTCTGCGGCCAACACGTCACCACCTACATCACCGTCAGCGAACCACCCACCTGCCACCGTCACATGCGACGCACCGTCCGCATGACACCCGACCGGCAGCCGAACCAGTTGGCGCTGCAATGAACAACGACATCATGAACACACCGTCCGAAACCCGTCGGGATCGCTGGGGCCGCTATTTGGTGGTGCCACCGGCCGGTGGCAAACCTGTCGGCTACACGCGAGCCACGACGGTGGCGAAAGCGTTGGATGACACCTCGAGCCTGATGGCGTGGGGCGAACGCATGACGGCGATCGGCCTGTCGGATCGACCCGATCTGCTCGCCCAGGTGCATGAAGCCCGCAACGACAAAACAGCGCTGAACCGGATTTGTGAACGGGCGAAAGAGGCGGGGGGTGCCACCGTCCGCAGAGACTTGGGCACCGCACTCCACAGCATGCTCGAACAGTCGTTCAACGACGCCACATACGAGCCGCCGGCGGCACACAAGGCTGATGTGGAGGCGGTTCACGCGCAGCTGCGTCACGCCGGCCTCGAGGTCGTCGCAGGGATGACCGAACGGGTCGTTGTATTGGACGAACATACTATTGCCGGCACATTCGACCTGTTAGTGCGCGATTTATCGACCGGTGAACTACTCATCGCCGACATCAAAACCGGCAGCAGCGTCGAGTACGGAGCCCTCGGATTCTGCGTCCAACTAAGCCTGTACGCGCACGCCGACTCGTTGTACGTACAAGGCGAAGCCGGCGACGGCTCACAAGATCAACGCAACCCGATGCCCCAAGTGTCACAACAACGGGCCGTCATCATTCACGTCGAACCCGGCTCCGGCCTATGCACCATCCACCAACTTCAACTGCACTGGGAGTTGGCTGAGATGGCGATCGACGTCCGCTCCTCCAGGTCGATGCGAAACCTGCTGCAACCATGGCAGTCACCGCTGGAAGCGCTCCTCGAGGCCCGCAACACGTGGATCAGAAACAGGATCGCCGCCTGCACCGAAGCAAACAAGAAACTGCTCGCCACACACTGGCCGCCGTCAATCCTCCCACCGAAGAAAGCGAAGTTGTACACGTCTGCCGAGATTGACGACCTGGACGTCGTGTTGGGACGTGTCGAACGTGAACTCGACATCACCTGGCCCACACCCGACCCACGCATCGCCACGATCACCGTCAACAAAGGTGCGCTACAAGCCTCCCAGGAGCCTCTAGAAGAGCCTGTAAGCCCCGCAGAAGGTGCAGAGCAACCAGACCAGCGTCAACGCCTGAAAGACGCCTACGACGCCCTGGACGACGACGGGAAATCTTGGATTGCTGCAAGAGTTTGGGAAGCGAACTCGGCGGAACTCCCTATCCGAGTCGCCGAACACCCATCACAACGACGCATCGCTATCGCTGACGTCATGTTCACCGCCTGGGCGAAACAACTCGACGACAACACCATCCGACACATGATCGCCGCAGTTCTGGGTGACGAAACCGTCACCTTGGACAGCATCAGTCTCGGGGCCGCACTCGGCTGCCTCGACAACAGGCAAGCCGCTGCGCTTGTCGAACTCACCAACATCACCCAAGGAGCGAACTGACCATGTCATTCGATGATTTCATGGGCGGCGACAAACTGCCCGCCTACAAGTTCACCAACCCCGGCGACACCATCCGAGGCCAGATCTGCAACGTGTCGAAGCTCGAGGACCGGGCACCTGACGGCACCGTCAAGAAATGGCCGGACGGTTCCCCGATGCATGTGTTCGTGTTCGACCTCGCCACCGGTCTCGACGGCAAAACCGACTGGGCGGTGTGGGTGCGCGGCAACATGGTCACCGCCGTACGCGAAGCATTGCGTGCCGCCAACTTGAAGCCGTCGGATCGGCCGATCCTCTCCATCAAGTTCACAGAACTCGGTGAACCAACGAAGAAGGGGTATGCGCCGCCGAAACTGTTCAAAGCGAAGGCTGAACCGGCACCGAATGTGATCGTGTCCGACGACGACTTCTGAACGATGCGAATCAATCCTGAAGCACCCGGCTTCGACCTCGTACTCGACGTCGACGAAGCCACGCATGGCAACCGAATCAACTTGGAACACGTCGCAGACCGAGAGGAACGCAACATGAAACGACGGGTGCTGAAGGATGACTCGGACACCACCTGGCGTCTCATCATCGGCAAACAAACCGAGATCGAGGCGCCAGGTGACTGGGTAGAACAAGCAGCCTGCCGAGGCCACCAGAAACTGTTCGTCTACCCACAATCCAACATCCTCGTCGCACGCGAAGCCGCCTACCGAGGCATGTCCGAACGAGCCGTCGCAATCTGCCACCGCTGCCCCGTACTCATCGAATGCCGCCGCTGGGCGCTCACCAGCCCTGATCCGGCAGTCGACATGGTCGCCGGTGGACTCACCCCGTGGGAACGACGCGCCATCCGCCGCAAACATCTCAAGCCGACATGACACCCGACGAAGGGTTCCTCGAGTACGCCGGCCTACTCACCAAGTTCACCGACCTCGCCGTCGGACAACGCAACCGGCTCATACGTGAAGGAGTCGACGAACGCATCGCCGACCAAACCTGCGCCCAACTGCTGTTGATCCTGCTCACATCGTTTCTCAACCGGACCAAAACCTGAACCTGCCCTGGACCAAACCATGACCGACGTCAACCCGATCGACCTCGCCCGCCCCACATGGATGCAACACGCAGCCTGCCGAGGCATGGACGCCGACCTGTTCATGCCAGAACGTGGCGACATCGACACACTCAACCAAGCCAAAGCAGTGTGCCGAAACTGTCACGTCCGCCACCAATGCCTCGAATACGGCCTCGAAGAGAAATACGGGGTATGGGGAGGCATGCCCGAATCCGCACGACGCAAACTACGCGCCCAGCGATACGCAGAAACCGGTGTCAAATGGGATCGGCGACGCAAACCGATCGAACACGGCACCGTCGCCGGCTACCACGCCCACAAACGGCGTCGAGAAGAACCCTGCGAAGCGTGCCGCCGGGCGAACAGCATCAACTCGATGGAACGCAAGGCACGACGTGAAGCACGGAACGCGTAGCAGCTACGTCGCAGGTTGCCGCTGTCAACCATGCCGGCAAGCAAACACCGACTACGCACGCACTCTCGAACGACGGCACCGACGCAACCGATACGGCATCGATCCGTTCGAAACCGTACAACTCGTCGACGTCAAAGAAACTCGGCGACATCTCGCATGGTTGAACTCGCAAGGCATCGGGCTTCGCACCATCGTCGACCAAACCGGCCTCTCACGTTCAAATCTGCAACGCATCGTTCGAGGTGACCGCAAACAGATCACGGCACGAACAGCCGACCGCATCCTCGCCATCGGCTTACACCGCACACCGCCACCGTTCGTCGACGCCGACCAAGCCTGGCAGATTATTCGCACACTCAACGCTCGAGGACTGTCTAACGCCGAGATCGCACGACGACTCGGATTGAAACGGCCAGCTGTGCAAATCAGCCGCATCAAAGTGCGACGTGAAACACTCGACCGCCTCCGCCAACTGCTCTAACCCGAGGACTGCCCCATGAACCTCGAACCCATCACCATGCGCAGCCCATGCCAGAAATGTGGCTCCATCGAAGGCAGCATCGAAGTGCGCAACGGGCAACGCTGCGTCACCTGCGACCACTGCGGCACCTGGTGCTACAACGCACCCAAAGACGAACGCGAACAGGTGCGGTCAAGACCCAACCTCAAACCGTCGGTCAGAGCCCGAGTGTTGGCGACACACAGCCACCAGTGCGTCAGCTGTGGCAGATCACCCGCCCTACACGGCGTCGTACTCCACATCGACCACATGCTGCCGGTCGAGGCCGCCAAACGAGCTGGCTGCTACGACGCACTCATCGAAAGCGAATGGAACCTCGTACCGCTCTGCGAGGAATGCAACCTCGGTAAATCAGACGACATCAACGCCACACACATCGCACTCATGTACCGAGTCCTCATGATCAAAGCACTGCCCAAAGGAACGCCATGAGCTGCGATCTGTACCGGCTGTACGACGTAAAAGGCCAACTGCTTTACGTTGGCATCTCGTGGTCGGCAATGTCCCGACTTGCGCAACACAAGAACGAGAAACGTTGGTGGAAAACAGTTGCTCGAGTTGACATCGAACACTTTGCTACGCGGAAACAGGCGATACAGGCTGAATCGGCGGCGATCAAGAACGAGCAGCCTGTCCACAATATTGCCGGGCGAGGCAGCTTTCTCGACGGCATCGAGGTGTGGGAATCGCAGCGGAGGCCCGGTGGCCCAGGGTCAAGAAGGCGACGAAGCATGCCGAACACATTTGCTGGAAAAGTTGTCATCAACGGCAGGGCTCTGCGAGTAAGTGGAATGCAAAGCGAAGATGCAGCGCGAGAGAAGCTCGCCGGATTAGTAGCCGCTCATCTGGAAGCCGCACAGGTCGGGTTAGGGCAACTCAATCCGCTACCTCTTGAGCGCTGGCCCGACAATCCAGTACTGAACTTGGACATGACAGCCGAGTTGCTCGGCATTAGCAAAGAAGCGGCACGCATAGCGGTGAAGAACGGGAGCATTCCTTCTATCTGCGTTGGTGGTCGGTTCTTGGTGCTCAAGTACCCACTACTGAGGGCCGTTCACCCCGATATGGAGACAGCCGCATGAACCCTGCCTACGCCACACCACCTGCCAACGTCCTCGACGAAGCACTCCAGCTCGCAGCGCTCGGATGGCGCGTCCTGCCGATCAAACCCGGCCACAAACGGCCACCCATGACCGCATGGCAAGACGCCGCCACCAACGACCCCGCAACAATCCGCAACTGGTTCACCGGCCTCTACCGCGACCACGGACTCGGCGTCGCCACCGGACAACTCCCCGACGGCCACTACCTGTTCGTCGTCGACGTCGACGAACACGACCCCGCAGCATCAGGCTCAGACACACTGCACGACCTCGAGACAGCAAACGGCGCATTGCCGGCGACAGTCGAAGTACTCACCGGGTCGGACGGCCGACACATCTACCTGACATCACCAACACCTGTACACAACGACGCCGGAAAGCGGCTCGGCCCAGGACTCGACATTCGTGGCGTCGGCGGCCAAGTCCTCGCACCACCAACCATCCACCCCAACGGACGACCATACGAATGGCTCGCCGACCATAGCCCATCTGATATCACCGTCGCCGAAGCACCGTCCTGGCTGCTCGAACGGCTCGCACCGATCGAACCCGCCACACCACCACGAACAGTCGAACCATCGGCATGGGATGTGATCGACGACGGCCCCGCAGCACGATTCAACGCCGCCACCACCTGGCCCGAACTCCTCCAAGCCGACGGCTGGACACACACCCACACCGACCGCAACGGCGAACAACACTGGACACGACCAGGCAAAAACCCGCAAGAAGGCACCTCAGCCACCGTCGGC